CACAGGTTACCAAATCGTTGCCGTCGGACTTGTCTATTGTGTATACTTGATGTGCTTTCAAGTGTTGCAATAAATGTGATCCTACGTATCCTTTGCTACCTGTTAATAATATTTTCAATCTTCATCTCCAAGTGGATCCATGTCGTAGTATGTGTCATCTGCAAGTTCCATGTCGTCATCATTGTTTATAACCTTTACAGATTTGTTTTCCCACTTCATGATTATTTCATTTATCCTACCCATAGGATAATTTTTGTGTACAAGTTCTTCACGATATTCTCTTAGCTCAGCTAAGATTTCTTCTATCTCCCCAGCCATCTTTTTACTCCTTCGATTGGATTGCGTAAACCTTCATATGTTTCATCAATGAAACTAATATGTTTTTCTAGTTTTATTTTTAAGCCTTCAACTTCGTTGTCTATTTTGTCTAACCGTTTGTGAATTTTATTCATCTCGCTTAGAAACACTTGTTTGTTTTCTTCCATATATTTTTTCATTTCTTCATTTAGATCCATTTGTAACTCCAAAATGTTTGTATGTTGATTGAATACATTTTGCTTGATAATAACAGTCTGCTAGTGCATTGTGCATTTCTTCCTGTATTGCTTTACGTGGATCACTTGGCATCATGCTGAAGACAGTTCTACTATCTCTGATTTGCCAGAAGTTCCACGGACAAGGCTTTTTAATGTTCTTGTATAAATTTTGTAATATTGCATAATCAAACAACGGACCTTGACACCATAGTTGGTCAACACCCACACAGAACTTGTTGAGTGCTTTTGTAAGTTGATCCATGTTGACACGATCCTTGTGTTCTCCAAATGCTTCGTCTTGAATTTTTTGTGGTTGTTTGGTCCACCATTCCATTGTATTGTCGTCTATAGTTCTGCCTAGTTTTTCTGATTGTTCTTCAATATCACAACGTAGATATAATCCATTATGAGGCTCTTCATCAGTGTAAGGATCAAACTTAATTGCTCCTACTGTGATAATAACACTATCCGGCTCAACGCCTAGTGTCTCTAAGTCTATCATTCCGTGTGTTGCCATACTATACCAACTTCATTAAGATGATTACTTGTATTATTAAAACTGCAATCGGTACAATGGTTCTTATAAGTTCCATTATATGATTGTACTCGTCCAGCTTTCTTTCAAGTCTATTTCTTTTAGCTTTCATCTGCGCCTCCAAAGTCAAAAAGGTTATTAAATGTGTTCTTTTGTAATGTACTTGCTATGTCATAGTTTAGCACACCAATCAAGTTTCCAAGTTTATTATCAATGATAGTTTCTTCCATAGCATCATTATCAAATGGAAGTTCTTTAAACCAATCAGGCAAACGTAGTTCATCTGTTGGATATGCAACACTTGTATATCCTAATGGATTTGTTTTAAGTTTACATACAATAACTTTCATACCATCAACAATCTCTTGCGAATATTTGTCACCGTTCATTCTTTTTAATGTGTTCCAGTTTATACTTGCTCGAACGTGTCCGGGCATATTTGCTTTGCCTTCACGTTGTTCCTTTCTCATGTAATCACCTATTCTGTTTGCACGTTTAGGCGATCCTTTTTCATAACCAGGACGGAGTTTGAATTCAGTTCTAAATTCACTGATACGTTCTAATATATCAGTTTCACTTTTTTCTTGTAACACCATCATTAATATTTCACTTAGAAAGTCTTGCATGAATACTGGAGTGTCTGAACGTTTAAGATCAAGACCCATAGCTTTTACTTTTCCTGGCTTGCCATCAACATCTTTACGTTCACCTTCATCATCATATATCAATGCCGCATAACGTTTCTTTGTGATATACAATCCGGACTCTGCAACAATCTCTCTACCAGCCGCAATCACATCTGATCTGCTTTTAGGACAATGAAATGCCTCCATCATAAACTTGCCAAATGTTTTGTTTGCTTCTCCACAAACTTGATCATACAATTTAATGACACTATCCTTGGTCCAAGGAATCTGTCCTGCTTCTATTTCTTTTTTCAATATAGGGAACGCACTAAAATACACCGAGTCAGTATCACCATATATAATGCTATCACCTACGTGATCATATGTACCTGTAATAACTTTGTTTACTTCTGCCGCCATGTGTTTTGCAATAGCTCTGCCTGTAAGTGTAGTTGACTGTCCTATACGTTTATCAAAGAATCTACAACCAGGATTTAGTATTGCACCATATAAACTATTTAGGTTAATCTTCTTAACCAGCTGTCTTTTGTCCCAGAAAGCAATCTCTGTTTGATTACCTGCATCAATGGCCTTCTTCTTCATTGTTTGCAATTCTTTACGTTCTTGATACCAACGTTTTAACAAGCCCGGAATAACGCCATCAAATTCATTTGTAAGTATAGTACCATTTGCAGTCAGCATCCATGGTTGATTGCTATCATATATTAATTTGTAAACTTCCGCGGCACTTAAGATTTCACTTTCACCACTTTCAAAATCAACAGTTATGTCAACATCTTTTCTTTGTTCCATAACCGCAGTATATTCTAGTGTGCCAAACTTACCTTCCCAAGCACCTGCAAATGACTTCTTTTGTAATGTCATTTGATCATCAATGAATGCCTGTGTTAAGTCTTGTCTAAGTTGTCCAACAATGGTTGCTGGATCCATGTTCAATGCTCTAATAACGGAAGGATACAGTGAATTCAAGTCCATTGATCCTATCCATTTGTGTACACCCTTTTTAGGAAATGCCACATAAGCACCTGCGGCCGCAGTATTTTCTTCATCACGTTTAGGCCTGTTTGGAACTTGTAATCCTCTGTGATGTGCTTCGTTAATGATTGCTTGTTCTGTAACTGCCACTGCACCCATTGTGGTCTGTAGCAAAACAGTATTTGCATGAGCTAGTTCATTTGATAAATCAATGAACTTTAATTTTTTATCCAGCTTGTCCAGTAATGCAACATCTTGTCTGTTGTATTCGATGAATGTTCTGAAGTCATTGTTATAAAGTTGATCGAGTGTACCTTCATACACAGTTTTCTTTTCACCGATCTCCATTTCACCAATGGCATCAAGCCTGTAAGTGTGTCTTTCTTCATATGTGTATTTACGATATAATTCTAAACTATCTAAATGCACCCTACCTATTAAGTCATAGGTTTCAGCTTTTTTACCATATTTTTCAAATTCTCTTTTCTTTGGAAGTTGTTTCCACAAACAAAAACGTCTTGTATCATCTTTGCTTAAAACTCTTTTTACCCTGTTGACACAATAAGGAATATCATAACCTTCACTGTTCCAACCACTTAACACATCAGCATCTTTGATAAGATCTAAGAATGCTTCAAGCATATCTCCTTCTTTTTCATATAGATGTGTGTTGTCAAAATCTTTCACTTGTTCTTTTGCTTGATCCATTGTAAGTGTCTTCGGAGGAAGTGCAAGTGTTATCAAACTGTCTAGCCATTGCAAGTGTACAGTGATTGCAGTAATTGGCATGAATGGATCACTTGGATCAGCAAATCCACGTTCAGGATCAAAGTCAGTCTCAATATCAAAAAATGCTACATTCAGTTTTGGAGCATCAACATTCAAATAGTTTTCACTCAAGCATTGAAATATTGGATTGACATCACTTTCAAATAAATCTTTGTTTTGATTTATTGCAAGTTCTTTTCTAAATTGTTTTGTATTTCTAGCTACGATTCTATTTAGAGGATCACCATAAATGCTTTTGTATTTTCCTCTTTGATCTTTGTAATAGAACGTATACTTTACAGGATATTCAGTAAAATGTCTTTTACCTTCTTTTCTTTCGACTACACGAATAACATCTTGATCTCTATCGAATTGTGCGTCTACGTAACTCATCTTTTCTCCTATATGTCATTTGAGGCTGACAAATACCAAATATGTCGCTTATGGCCGACTGTACCTTTATCATGACGTTGCTAACATTATACCCGCAATCCCAACTATTGTCAAGACTGCATTTGTTATTATCAACGCCGGTTCTTTCCACATAAAAGAAACTATTAACCAAATTGCTCCACCCAGTGCCAATACAGCCGGGCCTATTGGATATAAATGCGGATAACCTGCATTTATAAAAGTTCCTATTATAAGAGTGATTGTTGCTATCCATTTAAGGACTACATCAATCTTTAAAGAACTCCTTGTCATTAATTGCCTTATCATCAATCCATTTATCATAATGTTCTTTGCCTACTCGAACCGAAGTATATTTTACACCCCAATCATCTAACTGTGCCTTTGTAAATTCTTGCCAATCTTTGCCTGACTGCGAGCCTCTTGCAGTATAGTAATGTACTTCGTGACCTTCGTCAAATAGGCCGTTTAAACGCAATATGCGGTCTTTATACGGCCGACTTTCCTCATAGTTACTGTTTACAGTATAACATATTGTTCCGTCAATGTCAACTATATATTTCAAAGAAAAAGTCTCCAAAGTGCTATTGTATTCATTGTAGTAAACCAAGCTGTCAACACCATTACCCATGCTGACCCTCTGTAGTATGCACCAAAGAATCCAGTCACACTACCAATCCAATAAAATGGAATGAATATGTCTGGCCTTGGAGCAAGAACTGTGTAGGTTAATATCGCACTTCCAATTATAACAGTTATCGCACTTACCATTTCTAAATTGAAGGCAAGTGGATGACTCCTATAACTTTGTCGAAAAAACTCTACAATACCCACTACTTGTCCTTGCCAACTGTGACTACCAATGTTTCCAAATCATCAAAAGCATCTGCTACTTTTGACCAATCGCCTCTGTGTGCAATTTTGATTGCCTTGTTAATCAAAGCAGGTTTTACATTTAATTCTTCTGCAACTGCTTTTACAGTATCTTTCAAACCTGTTTGTAAGTCCTCAACTTCTTGTAACACTTGTGAACCTTCGTTAACTAGTCTTTCAAGTTTTTGTTTTTCGTCTGGACCGTATGTTCTATCACTCATATGATGATTCTCCTTTTGATTGTATATTATACACTCGTTGCCTGTGGTCTGTCAATACTTAAATTTCCAGCAACGATAAATCTTTCTTTATCACTTTCTTCTGGTGGCACACTATGAGTTACCCAACCAGGAAACACAACCATTAGTCCTGTGTTTGGATATATGGCATTACCACTTGTTGGAAATACCAATGGAGCATTTTTTGGATCTGCTTGTACATAGTAAACAAAACTCCAAACAGCAGGATGATGTGCGTGTGGATTACAACTTTCACCTTTTTTGTAAACTGCTCCCCAACAATCTGTTGCAAAGAAAGTTCCTTGCGGTACACTTACTAAACCACCTTTGGTAACATCAATGGCAAAATCAATTATCTTTTTGAAATCCACATCATTAAACATTGTCCATTTTGTCATGTCTGCCTGGACGTTTGTTTTACGATATTGTTGATCGCCTTGTGCTTTTATTTTTTCAATTAGAATTGGTTTGATATCTTCTGCTTCTGGATAAAGCATTGTAAAGATATCTGCCTTTTCTTTGAATTCTAAAGTCTGTAAGTTAGGTACTAACATACAGTTATTTAATCTTAATCAGAATTGGATTCTTCTTCTTTGGTTTTGTATGACCATTCGTCAGTGTGTCCTACTGACCATTTTGGTGTGTTTTCTACTGTGTAATTTTGTGTGCATACTTTGAAGTCAGGTATTTTCTTTTCTGGATGTACCAAACTTTGATCTGTAAAAATTACTCTGTTGTTTGGTTGAGCGGCAAATTGTCCATTGTCCAATTTAATAACATTGAAGGATTTGTGTTCTGGATCATGTTCTGAAAAATTTGTGTCTAGTGTGCTGTTGTCTCTATGACATGAATCTAAGGTAAACAAATAATTGCCTTTGTGCATCTTCTTATCTTTGCCAAAGAATTCGCAATCAGCTAACATTGGCTTTTTAATTATTGTGATATCATAATCAAAGCAGTCCCATATTTGGAGTGTGTCTAATGGAAGTTGATCTTCTTCTTTGTAATCTTCTTTCCAAACAAATGCACTAATAGGTAGCTTGTCAAACAAAGCACCGTAGTCTGTAAGCAAAGTTTCAAAATATAATGCTTTTCCTTGGATTGCTCTTACACTAATCCAATATCCTGGAGTTAATTCTCCATGACCTTTTTGATGATCATACAAGTATTCTTTTTTTACGAATACTTCTACAGGTGGTAGGTTATGAACTAAAAAAGCCATATGACTCCTTGTTTAATTTTTAAGTATTTATGCTTGAGAATTATTTAGGAGCTAAAAATGCCGAACCTTTGGTTTGAGCTTTTGTAAACTTTTTCCAACCTTCCATGGCACCTAGTTGTTTTCCTGATTGTGAATTCCAGGTCATTCCGTCCCATACATACACTTCACCACCTTCTGAAAATCCACTGCCTTTATCTAGTTGATCTGGTTTTGTTACGGAAGGCTGTCTTGTAGGCTTTGGTGCTGATTTACTTACTTTAACAGGCTTAGGAGTAGCAACTTTGCCACCCTTGCCACGTATAGCACCCATGCCAGTTGGACCTCTGTCCTGTGCTGTACCTGGTGGAGTTACACCAGCAAATCCTGACTTCTTGTTGAATGTTTTGTTGAGGTCAGCAAAATAACCAGCAACACTTCCTGGTATCTTTTTGATACGATCTAACTCTGGACCTTCAACTAAATCTTTTATCTTCATTTACAATGCTCACATCTACAACCTGTGCATACATCATTTGCACAACTTTGGCAGTCTTCTCTACAATGGTGACCGCATCCACATTTTTCACATTTACAATCTTGCATTGGTATCTCCTATGTCTTTACGTTTTTAGCCTTACCGCGTCTATCTGCGTTAGGGTCTTTTCTACGTTTACGAGCGGCAGAAGTTTTTCTTTTCTTCTTGCCCATTGCATAGGCCTTTTTGGCAGGTAAGCATTTAGGTTTGCCTTCACCTGCACTTTTGCCTCCGCATGATCCTCTAATCTTGCCATCTGGTCCAAAACGTACCCATTTTTGTTTGAACCATTTTTTTAAATCTTCATGTAGGTCTTCTGCAAATAATATGTCTCCACAGTTGACACAAAAATCTATATCTTCTCGCTTGACACAATTAGGTACACGTTTTCCGAACATGGTTTTCATGCCCTTCTTTTCGTATCCTTTCCAACAGCGAGTACCTTCTTCTATTTCTGCCCAACGCATTACTTTTTACTCTTACCCCAGTTCGCCGCACCTTTTTTACGACACTGAACTAGAGCACCAGAGGCGTAAGCTGATGGCCAAACTTTATATCTTGATTTTACTTTGTGATAGCAGGCATCTTTCTTTTCTGCTAATTTTTCGAACTCTTCTTCAGTGATTTCTTTACCTACTGATTCTTCTAAAGAGCTGTATGATTCTTTTTTCTTTTTGTTGTGCTTGTCTTTGATCTTACCTATTTCTTCAGCACTTGCACCTTTACCAGCCGCACTTTGAATCTTTTTCATTCCGTCTTTGCCGTACTTCTTTACGCCGGCTCTGTACATTATTCCAGATTCGTCTGTGTCTTGGTCAGTCTTTTTTTTTAGGTCTAAGTTTTCTGCTAACCTGTCTGCTAAAGATTCTTTGTAACCTTTTTCTTTTTTACTAATAGCAATAGCCGCCTGTTGTTTAAGATTCTTTGCTTTACCTTCTTTTGCGACTTCTTCTTTTGCTTCAGCAGTTACTTCATCAAACTTCATTTCATAATCCATGTTGTGATAAACTGCACCCATGTAATCAGCGGCTTTTGTGATCTTAGATTGTACCCAACCTTCTAATCCTTCTTGCTCTGACACACCTTTAAGCATATCGTGAAGTTTAATAGAGTATTTTGCAATTTTGTACAGTTGAGCACGTGCCATTTGCACTTCATGATCTTGCTCAGCTTTGCTGGCCAAATCTGCTAAATCTTCTTGTAATTCTTTATTTTTATCCATTGTAACTTCCTTACTATTATTTAGCCTTTTTATGGGTTGGCCAAATAGTCCGTGACTCTTGTTATCTAGTGCATTATCAGTTGGTTTTTGCTTCTTAGGCTTTGCTTTGCTGTTTGCTATGTGTGGATTTGCCACAGTTGCTATGTTACCGGCACTTGTTGCACCTGGTGTAGCAGTTTCCATTTTAGCATTACAATTACAATGTTTGCAAGTTGGTGAGCAAGTACAGTCTTCACGTTTTACATCTGATCCACAACACTTGTCTGAACAATGTGTATCTCTACCTTCTTTCATGTCCTTGTCTTTGTGCTTTTGTTTGCGTGGAATAACCTTTGTTTTGTCACCATGGCTTCCTGCGGCTCCACTTTTACGTAGGTCCTGCATGGCCTTAGCATTAGGATCTCTTGGCTTACTTGGTTTCTTTTGTACTTCTCTTAAACGCATATCTATATTTATCTCTACATCAAATCCATTATTTCTTTTAAACTGCCGCCTATCATGGCTACTTTTGCAGTAGGAACGCCTAATAAACGTAGTGCATCATATCTGTGATGTCCGTTGATAATGTGTCCTTGATTATCAACAATGATTGGAGGCATTTTATCTGTAAGCACTCTAACCATTGCTTTGCCTAGCTTTTTAAATTTTCTATCCTTTTGTACAGGAATAAGTCTATCAATTGGTGCATTTCCTTTTTTAGTAATAAAGTCTTCAACATCTTCTCCCTTTACTTGTGGAGGTGCTTTGCCCTTTGTAGGTTTTTCATCATAGTGTGCATCTGTGTATCCATCAACGTCCTGCACCTTATATCCCAAACGTTTAAGTTGTGACATCATGTATTCTTTTTCTTTCTCACCACCAAAGAAGTTTACCATTACATCTGGCTCATCTGGATTCATATCATCTGGATTAACGTCTTTGATGTTTGCCATGTTCACACCTAATTTTAAAAAGTCATAGGCTGTATCTGCTTTTGCAACTATTGAATTTTTAGGATTAGGAATTAAGTCACCTTCGTTCTTAGCCATCTTTGTTGCAGTTGCATACATCACTGCATCTGCATCTTTGCCATAACGTTTCTTAAAGTCTGCTTTGTTTTTCTTCATGCCTTTTACAAAACGTTCTTTGTCCTTCTCTTCCCCTTTGGTCAATTCTCTCTCCGTAGCTGGTTTTTCAAAATATTGTTTTAAATTTTTAGCAGTTCTTTCAAACTTATGATCTTTGTGTTTGAATCCAACACCACCAGAGGCTTCCCATTTGCTAACATTCTGACCAAAGTCATCAATTAAAATGTTTGGAGTGCCATCTGACTGTGTAGCATACTGGCTTTTTGCAGATGTTATAATTACTTTCTTGGGAGGAAATGCTGTTAAATTCTTTTCAACCCATTCTTTTTTACTTGGTTCAACTCTTGGATCATCTGCCATTGGTGCTGATAAAATGTTGTATTCACCTTTAATTTCTTTAATCACAGAAAGTAGGTTATCAGCATTTGCAGTTGGTTTTAGATTAATCCAGAAATCTTTTGTATCTCTAATCTTTTGTAGTGCCGCATCAACGTCTTTGATTTGTCTCCAATCATCAACGCCCATCATTTTGGTCCAAGGACCAAAGAAGTCAACAAGTACGCCATCCATGTCAACATAAATTTCACTTGCACTTGATAATTTTGTCTCGTCTTCGTTTGCCCTGTTGTTTGCTTTGTTCTTAAAATCAAATCTATTGTTAGGACCTTTTCCTGCTTTGTGTATCAAACCCATTGGTTTAATTGTTTGTGGCATAATTTTCCATTCGTTCCAAATTTCTTTTCTTGACTCTACCAACCCATCTGGTACATCAAATTGCCATACTTTGCCTTTACCAGTTGCTTTCATTACAGCAGTAAGTCTTGTATTACCGCCTACTAGTTCTAAATGCCCGTCACTGTAACTTGCAACGATAGGTAATTCAATTGAACCTTTTTCTAATTGTTTTAATGCTCTTGCTTGTTTATCTTTATCAAGGTTATCAAAGTCTTTAACATTTACAGCATCAGTATTACTCATCTTTTGAACTGTTTTAGTATTGTATTCAACTACTTTGCCTTTATTTACAAGCTCAATCCATTTATCCTTACCTAACTTTTTAAATTCTTCATAACG